AATACCAATGATTACAGAATTAAAAGATGAATTACAAAAATATGTAGGTAAAAATATTCATCGTTGCCCATTATGTGAAAAAATATTTGAATGGGAAGATTACTCCTACGACCCAGCAAACAATATCTATATCTGTCCTTTCTGTCTAACAGATATAGATGAAAAAGAACTATTAGAAGTTAATATATATGACTTATTTGAAGAAATGTTTTTAGCTTATAAAGACAGAAATAAATTTTTAAAAAGGAAAAAATAATATGGAAAGATACGAAATTAACGAAAATATTGCTAAACAAGCAAAAGAATTAAATAGTTTTGATGACTACAAACCAAACTCTGCAACAAATAGTTACAACAGCTATTTGAATAAATTTGAGCAAGAAGTCGATGAGCTTATTAAAAGATATCCAGATAATGTTAATGATGAAGCATTACAACTTATTGAATATTACAAAGATAGATATTCAAAAAAGTTAGCATTTGCAATTAATAAAAGCAACAGCATTGAAGCAAGAATGCCTAGTATTATGATTTCAGGTGCTGGAAACTTTAATTTTAGAAAGAAAGAAAAACAAAACAATGCTAGACAAAGTTTCTGGGAACAATATGGAGATTTATTTAGCGAAGATAACTATTATTTTAATAAAATTAGAACCATAATCACAAATAAAGTTATATTCAGTGATGACGCAATGGCAATCGAAAAAATTGAAGCAAAGATTGATAAATTAACTGAACTTCAAAACAAAATGAAAAATGTAAATGCTTATTACAAAAAACATAAATCATTAGACGGTTGTGAAGATATTTCAGAAGATAATGCAAGAAAACTATTACAACATTTAGCAGATTATCCATACTTACAACAACCCTTCCCTTCATATGAATTGACTAACAATAACGCAAATATTAGAAGATTAAAAGAAAGACTTGAAGATTTAAAGAAACTAAAAGAAAGAGCAAATACTGAAAGTGAAAGTAAATATATTCAAGTTAATGGCTTACAAGTTATTGAAGATGCCGAAGATATGAGAATTAGAATTATATTCGATAATATACCAAATGAAGAAACTCGAACTTTATTAAAAAGTTATGGTTTTAAATGGTCGCCTAAAAACAGTGCTTGGCAAAGACAATTAACAAGCAATGGTATTTACGCAACAAAAACAGTTTTACAAAAATTAAAGGAGAAAAATTAATATGGGACAATATTATAACATTCTAACAAAAAAGAATAATAAATATACAGTTTATGACCGTTCTTTAACAGACAAAGATGGAAATAATCATTATATGCTAGCAAAATTAACTGAACATAGTTGGATAGGAAATACGACTATGACTAGTTTTTCAAACATTATATTTCAAAACCCAATGCAAATAGCTTGGGTTGGCGACTATTGTGATGATTTGGATAATGTAATACATGTAAATAATCTTACAGATAAACAAATAAAACAACTACACAAAATAGGACATCATTCAAAAATTGAACATAGTTTAGATATTCACCCATTAGATACTAAATATATGCTTCTAGTTAATTGGACTAAAAAAGAATATTTAAGTATGTATGAATACATAAAAGAATGTACAATTGACGAATGGTGTTTACACCCTCTTTCATTACTTACTGCACTTGGAAATGGTTTAGGTGGTGGAGATTATCACGGTATAAATCAAGACGATGTTGGAATTTGGTGCTTCGACAAAATCTCATTTGAACTTGATGATTGTGAAGACGAATTGACATCACAAGGATTTAATAAAGTCGAATACACATTTAAAGAAAATTAAGGAGATTTTTATGAATATTACAATTGAAGAAAAGAAATTAAAAGCTATTGAGTTGATGACTAAACTCGATATTTATAAACCATATATTAAAGGGTTTAAAGATGAAAATGAAGTTTGCTATTTTGAAAGATTTGCAGGATTTTGGGCATTCCAAGATGCAGAACTTGTACAAAAAATTAAAGAAATAGAACAAAAACACAACTGTTTAGTATATGCAGTTACACACGAATTTACTGAATTTGGTGAATGTTATGATTTATTAATTGTTAGCGATTATAAAGAAGAATGGGACTACGAATTAGAAAAAGTAGCACCCAACACCTATTCTGCTTTTGCTTATGTATGGAATAAAGATGATGAATGGTGCAGTGAATTTGGAAGTATTGGAATTCAATCTTTTGGTGGAGGCATCAAAAGATGTTATTAAGGAGATATTATGATTAAATTAAATTTAGTTGCTAATGGCATTGAACAAGAAAAGATTAAAGAATATTTAGAAAACAATGCAAGTGAAACATTAGCAGAAAAAATCAACAATGGTGTTAAGATTACAAAAGATAATAAAACACTTATTAATAAAAAAGATTTAAATGGTTTTTGGAAATTTGCAACAGAAGAAGCACGAAAACTTGCAGAAAAAAATGCACGAGGTGCTTATGTTGATGATGCAACAGTTTATGGTTGGGCTATTCACTACTTTGAAGAAGAAAGTATTGAAGGCAATTTGTATAATGAATATGGAACTGAATTTAAGGTTGCACCTAAAATTACTACAACACCAAAAGTTCAACCAAAGAAAGAAAAACAAAAAGAAGAACAATCAAAAAGTGAAAAATTGCAAACAACATTGTTCGACTTCCTCGATACAAATATTGATGATGAACATGAAGAGGATGTTGAAGAAGAAACACAAGAAGAAATTGTTGACCTTCCACCACAAGAAGAACAACAAGAAATTCAAAAAGAAAATTTAATAATAGATAAAGAAACGGGTGAAGTATTAACTCAAAGCGAGCAAATCAATCCATTTGATGATGAAGTTACTACTTCCCTTTTTTCTATATTTGAAAACATTTTGGAGGTTAAATAATGGTTGAAATTAAACACATAAGAAAAATACCAAACTATATACTAGAAAAAATAAAGAAAAGAGATAATTTAGAATATCCAAAACCTAATAAAAATACAAGATTTTATAAATACTTTACTACATATAATAAAGAATTGTGCGAAGTAACAGTTGCTGTTAGAAATAAATACAAAAAATGGTATTGTAAACAAGTTATTGTACACGCAATTCATAATGATAAATGTTTTTTACAAGATATTGGCAGAGCTATGAATTACTATAAGGTTGGTTGGTACAGAGAAAAACTAACTAATTGGGGACATTGGTACGATTATGATTGGGGTTGGCAATATGATAATTACTTCAATTTAAGAGAACCAATATTAAATAAAGAGTTTATTACCACTCTACCACAATACAAATATTCAGCAATAGAACAATACGAACATTTTGAATTACTAAAATATTTAAGATACTACGAACAATTTCCACAAGCAGAATTGTTAGTTAAAGCAGGATTAAGTAAATTAGCAACTAATATAACAATATTAAAAAAATGTGCAAAAGATAAAAAGTTTTGCAAATGGTTATATGAAAACAAAGATTCAATTAGAAATAACAATTACTATACCCCATCAATAATTAGGGCTTATAATCAAAAAAGAGACATAAAAGAAATGTATGAATTTGATAATTTCAAAAGATTATTTACTCGTGAATCAAATTTTAGCAACCTAAAAGAGTTTTTACACGAGGGCGAATTAGATACTTTCTTAAATTATCTGGTAAAACAAAAAACGAATGGTCATAGTTATAATGATTACTTAACTGCCTGTCAATACTTAAATATTGATATGAATGAAGAAAAAAATCGTTATCCACACGATTTCAAAAAATGGCACGATATAAGAATTGATGAATACAACTCTGCAAAACTTGAAGACGATAAAAAATTACGAAAAGAATTTTATGAAAAATTTGGTAAAGTTGCTGATAAATATATTTCTTTACAAAGAAACTTAAAAGATGCCTATTGTGTAATTATTGCAAAAAGTCCAGCCGATTTAATCAAAGAAGGTGATGCTTTAAATCATTGTGTTGGTCGCATGGGTTACGATCAAAAATTCGCAAGAGAAGAAACATTGATATTCTTTATAAGAAATAAAAAAACACCTAATATACCGCTTGTTACACTTGAATATTCTATTAAAAACAAAAAAGTGCTTCAATGTTATGGCTATAAAGATAGTAAACCAGATGATAGTATATTAAACTTTGTAAACCAGGTGTGGCTACCATACGCCAATAGAAAAATAAGAAAGGTAGCATAAAGGAGCAAATATGATTTATTTAACAAAAGGTTATATAATTAAAAAATTTGAAAATAGAAATAAAGCGTTAGAATTTATAAAGCAAGATTTAGAACAACACAAACTTAATTATATGCTCATTTATAAAGATGTAAATGAAGATATGGAAGTGTTAATTTATCAATACCATACTTTATATATGGAAACTTATATAATTCACAAAGAGTTAAATTTAAAAGATAAAAGGAGCTATTTATATGAATAATTATTTTAGAATTACAGGATATAATCCAGAGAAAGATTTTAGTTTTATAATGGATTGTAATGGTATGTTTGACAAAATGTGGAAATTCAGTTCATACATAATACAAAAGGGACTGAAAGTATTAGAAATTTCAAAGGACGAACAATTACTTGATGTAAATATTGATAGAGTTGAATATGATACAGAACACATCTTTTTAAGAGCAAGTGCTTTGGGCAAACCTAAAAATATAACTTATACTATTGACAATATTACATATAACGCTATTGAAGTAGCAGGTCAAATATATATACCAGATAATACAAAAACAATATAAAAAATAAGCCAGGAGTAAAACTCTTGGCTTTTTTTATGCTAATTTAATCATTATAACTATCAAACAACTCATCATATTCTTCATCAACAAAAGTTTGTACAGTAAAACGATATTCCATAATTGTTGCATTATTATAAGACAAATCTTCAAATATAATCTTTATAAATTTAATTTCATAAGTACAGAATTGTTCGGTATGAGATGAATTCCAAGGACCTTTTACCACATTAACTATTCTTGTCGTTTCAAATTCCGTTACATTTGTTTTAACTTCATACTGAATTTTATAACTATTTTCTGTATTATAAACAGCATTACGACCTTCATTGTCTCCATTGGCGCTAGCAAAAGAAAAATTATTATATGGTGATAAATTTATTGACAATGCCCTGTCATGGATAATGTAAGGTTTATTATTGCTAAAATATGAATTTTTATTTTCTTGCCTATCAACCGTTTCAAATTTAATATCTAAAATACCTTCTTCATTTTTTTCAATTTCATACCAATTGTGATAAATCGTATGATTTTCAATAATATAACCACCTATGTCAACACCGTTTGTATCATAAACATCAACAATTCCTAATGAATAATTTTGTAAAACGATTTCTTCAACATTCCTATTTGTAATTTGGTACTTGCTGTCAATAGTTTGCATTTGAGCTAACAGATAATTCTCATGTTCTATTGCTTGTTTTCGCAATTTATCGGAATCATCATTATCTGAGCAAGCACTTAAAAAAGAACAATTAAATAAAACTAAAATTAAAGAAATAACTAAAATAAAAACTTTAAACACCTTTTTCTTTTGAACACTTATATTCATCATAATTCCTTTTATAGATAACATAATATCAGACAATTACACTTTTTGTATTAATTCTTAAACAAATTTTAAATTAAAGTTCGAGGTCCAAATCGAAACTTATAATTATAAATGTTTAAAAGTTAATAAGTATAAAAGAAAATTTAAAATTAAAGTGAACCTACTCAAGTTGTATAACTTCTGAGGTCCACTTCAAAACTGTATCTTTTATTATAATTGACTTTGTTTTTCTTGACGTAGTTTAATGCTTTGAATACGTCTATTTGCTTCTTGTAATCCTGAGAACATTGCATAATTAGGTGATTGATAATTAAAATTATGTTCACATTCCTTAATATATTCTTTTTTGCCATTAATTATATTTGATAATTCATCTAAATCAAAACCTGATGATTCAATACGTTTAGCCAACAATTCTTTTTGTTTATCAATCTTTTCTTGCAATTCATCAGTACCGTCATAATTTTCATCTTTCATTAATTGTTTATGCTCTTCAATTAATTCACCCAACTTCTCAGCCATATTAAATATAGGCTTATATGGAGAAACTGCCTCCATTCTTTCCATTAACATTTGACTTTTAGCACAAATCAATTTTTCTTGCCCATCAAGTTCTTCTTGTGTTTCACTTTGTGAAAGACGATTATATTCTTCATTTATCTTACGCATTAATGGATATGGGTTGTGTCCTTGCTTTATATATCTTTCAATAATTCTTCTTAGGTCTTTTTGTCTATCTTCAAACTTTGTACCCTTTACTTTAACTTCAACACCTTTATCACTCAAAAATTTTTCAGTTGTTGCACCGCGTAATAAATATACCATTATTTCATTAATGTTTATTGTACTATTAATTCCATTTTCCTCTAATTGATAGTTAATCATATCTTTAAATTCTTCATCATTATAATAGTCGAAATAATAGTTATCGTTAAACATACTTCCTTTATAAAAATAACTTTTTTCTTGTTGTGCTTTAAAATAACTTTGTTTAATTTCTTCAAAATCTTGTTCGGTTATTTTATCTCCATTATTTACAATATTATAAAGTTTAGAATATCCCTCAGTTCCCAATTCCTGGTCTATTTGTAATAAATCATCATTATCTACCAATCCTGCTACTGAATACCTTAATTGTTCTGCAAAAAATCTAATCCTACCCTTAATATCAAATTCCATAAATACCACTCCTTTCATTTTATGTGGCAATTATAAATGATTTTTCTTGTATTGTCAAGCATTTCGATGTAAGTAGTATTAAAAACCATACTTTTGATAAATAAAAAACTCCCAAACTTAATTGGGAGTTACGCATCTAAATCAGTTACTTCTTTAAAAATATCATCATTGAAAAAGTCGGTCAATGTTATACCAAGTCCACCACACAACATTGATAAGGTGTAAATTGTTACAGACCTTGCATTCTTATAATAAAAGAATGTTTTAATTGTTGATCGTGGCAAACCGCTTTTCATTGACAAATCGTTATAATTAGTTTTGTGTTCCTTAATAAGATTTTTCAATCTTATTCTGATAGCATCAATCGACTTCATGATGTGATTATGATATCAATTTTCAATTTTTAATGTGGCTTTATTTTAATACTAGGGACTTTTTTTAATACTTTCTGTCCATTAATGTCTTTTTAAGTTTTTGTAAAACCTTATCTAATTTCTTAAATTCCCATTGTTTATTAAACAAACCAACGCTAAATCTTATCGTTCCACTAGGGAATGTACCAAATTCTTTATGTGCGTTAGGGCTACATTGCAATCCTATTCTTACTGCTATTCTATTCTTACAAAAGAAATTCGCAAAGTTCTCTGGTGGATAATCTTTGAATTGACAGGCTATTATAGTAGAGCATTTGCCTTGTGGCTCAATGATTTTAAAAAATCCATAATTACTTAATATGGATTTTAATGTATTATAGTTTTGTTCTTCTATTGCTTGTATTCTGCTATAAGTCAACCTTTTAAGGTATTTACAAGCATAGTAA